ACACGCCATTATTCTTTGTGGTCATGGGCCTGTTGGCTTTCACCGCATACATGATTGCAACCGCCCCAAAGACAACCGCGCAAGAGCGCAAAGAGATGGAGGAAGATTGGTGGGAATGATCCCTAACGAATCTTAACTGCCTCTTCCCATGCTTGCACTGTCAGGCGATGCTTGACGCTGCAATCTGTGTACTTAGCAATAATGTCCGCTTCCCACAGCCCACGGTCTGGATCAATCAGAACGGCTGGCGGATTATTTAGTGTTGGACACTTCGACGCCAGATTTGCCGGAGGCAGCGGCATTGGCGTCACTGACACTGCTTTCGAGCAACCCGCGCAAAGCATCAGGAGCAGCGCAATCAGCAGCAACGGCAGGAGCCGTTTTGTATATTTCACGAATGGTGTTTGTTCGTTCTGTGGCAATAACATTGGCCTGATCTCGTTGGGCTTCATAGGTTTGCGAAACATCATCTACTACCTCCTGTTTTTTGACCCGTAGTTTCTCAGCCTTCTCCAGCGCTTTTGCAAAAGCTGCATCGCACTGCCAATCACGGACTTTGTACCCAGAAGCTGCGCCAATAATTAAAGCGCCCGCTAATCCATATATCATTACTGGGTTGATTAAAGCCATGCTGCGTACTTCTTCGTCTTGAGCCGGCGATCTTCAAGACCATGCGTGCCACCGTTGATGCGTTTTGTCAGTGCGAGAATTGCACCCTCACCTGTACCTTGGTCGCAGATGCCCCAGAGCTTGTTGCGGTCAAAGAACCATAACGCGCTTTCAAAACACAGTTCACCCGACACCAGATCGGGGTCGTGCATTACTTCGGGTCGATTGATGTAGTTTGCGAAGGCTTGGTAGTTGTCTTTGCCAGTAAGTTGGAGAGCGCCACGTCCACGGAACTTCCATCCTTCCCCAGACGCTTCATTGCCATTGCCCATGCGGTTTGCGTATACCCGATTAGCAATCTTTTTTGGCTGGCGCTCATACTCTTTAGCCATTGCTTCAGTTGGGAAATACTTACCAAAGATACCGCGTAAACCCTTCGCGCCATAGTTAAGGTTTTCGCTAAAAGCCTTGAAACCGCCTGACTCATGCGCTGTTTGAGCAAAGAAATGCGCTGCCCTATCAGGCGATAATTTATAGAAAGCCGCAGCCTTTTTAAATGTTCCCGGACCGAACGCGCCATCTGCTGTTACTCCTATTTTCTGTTGAAGGTTTACAAGGCTCATTTATCGTCCTTCCGATTATTCCATAGCTCAAAGAGCGTCTTAATCTTTTCCTCAACCACGGCGAGGCGAACATCCATCTTAGCAAGGATGATAACTAGAGTTATAAACGCAAGGACGAGCGGCCAAAGCTGCCCAATCAATTCGACAGTAGAGAGATCGCCCACCATTTACGTTGCTGGATTGCGCCAGTCGGGGAAGTCGTCTGCGTCAACCACGCCGTCGCCATTGGCGTCATAACGCAGGTCGTTGCGGTACTTCTCCCAAGGCTCCATGTCATCGTCATCATTGTCCTCTTCAGGCTCGTCGATGAAGACAGTGCCTTGAGGGTCGCTGTATGGCTTTGGTGCTTCTGTGGTCAGTTCAAGCGGTTCTTCCGGCTCAGGATCTTTGTCCCGCGCATTGGCGTTCAAGCTCAGTCCGCCGAGAAGACCGACAAGCGCACCAATGATAGTCTGGAATGCAGGGTTGACCGTCTCAAGAATAGCTGCGCTGTTCACAACGTCGTTCGATACAAATAGGCCGACGGCAAGCGCCAGCACAACGACAAGGATAACCGCCGACAGCGTGACGATGGCCACGCGAATAACAAACTCTACGGTGTCGTTGACGCCATCCTGTCTGCTTTCAAAATTATTTAGGAAATTCATGTCAGTTCACCTGTCAGCTTTATTGTCCAGCTTGTCCTCAATCCGACGAAGGTGCATCATCACCTCATCGAACTTCTTGTCGATAGCGTTGAACTTCTCATCACCAAAACCAAGGCGCGCCTCAAGTAGCGTCAGTCTGCTATTGAGATTTACCCATATGGTTATTAATCCGCCGATAAAGCCAATTAGGGTGATTACGGTGTTTATGTCGATGCTCATTACCGTAGGTTCCGTAGCTTATAGATTGCAGATAAATATACACCAGTTACCGTGTCGATCAGATTGCCAACTGCGCGGTTGCCCTTGCAGATCTTCTCATGATTCTTTTCAATCCATTCAGCGTCGGATTCAAGACACTTTAATGGATCTTTTTCCATTTCTCCGGGAACTGGGATAGCTCCAATCAGCTCATATGCGCCTTGATAAGCCTCAACCAACGGATCAATTGTATCAATAACGCCATCGTAAAACTCGCCCAAAGCCATGTGCTTGGCAAAGCTGCCATCACCCTTAGCGCGCCAATGAGCGTAGTGAGCGAGGTTGCGTGCGTAAAAAACGCGGCTAATGAGCTGCTCAATCATTATGCAATCCGCTGCGCGGAGACAACGATAGACGGAATAGCTGGAGCAATAGCACCGGCCACTGTGGCTTCAGCCGTAACAGCGACGTTTGAAACAAAAAACATTACTTCAATATATTGGCCTGCCGTGACCGTTTCAAACCAAGTTGTACTGTGATCTGCCGCTCCACCATCACCCACTTTTGGAACAATAATAGAACTCGCAGAGTTTACAATGTTAGTTCCATTTTTCCTCAGCCAAATAGTGGCCGTGTGATCCGCCGCCGCTGAGTTAGCAAACTGAGTGGAATGTGATATTTGATACGTCCCGGCGTCCGTAAACGTAATCTGCGTACTGGTATTTACAGCAATGCCAACCCCTGTGGTGCCGGTATTCATCGTTAAAGCAGTGGCGGTAGACGTACTGCCTGTCTGATCCAAAGTGCTTGAAGCATTGATCCATGCGCGGCCACTCATGTCATTAAATGGAACTGTTGCAGTAGCCGTCATAGCCGACGTGCCATTACCCTTGACGTATCCAGTTAGTGTCGCCGCGCCCGTGCCTCCGGTTGGTACGGTACGCACACTATTAGAGGAGTTGCCAATCGCACTTGCTGCCACTTGGCTACTGACGCCCGATTGCACAATCTCAAGAAGTTCCGCTCCAGACAGTGGTACAGTTGCTACGGGAAGAGCTGTGATTTTTACGTTTGCCATTATGCTAATCCATACAATATGTTGAGGAGATCTGATTGAATATCAGCTGCAGCTGTTTGCGCATTTGTCGCAGCATCTTGCGTGTCTGGGCGCGGGTTCATCAACGGGATAGGATCGGGCCGAAGCAATAGGCGACCATAATATGGCTGTGGAATATCATCGCATGATCCGCAAACGCGCAGGCTTAGGCCGACAGGTACGCTTCCGCCGCGATAATCTTTCTTCTCACGAAGCTCGGTGTGCTGAACCATGAAGCCGCAGCCGTCGCAGATTGCAAGGCCGTGCGGAGACTTCCTGTCAAAAGTGGGTAAGCTCCTACTTTTCTTGCCCTGTCCAAACGCATACTGCATCAGTAGCTCCACGGATCAATGGTGAGACGCAGCGGAACCTTCTCCCTGTCTTCGGCTTTAGCCCGAACATATGAGACGTCAGCCTCTCCCCGGAGGTACTGAAGGCGGTCAGGAGCGAACTTTGTGGCCAGCTTTGCAGCAAGGCCAGAGGCAATAGCTTCCATCCAGCGGTTTGGCGCATCGAGCGAGTTTGTCATCGCGCCAGCATCCTGCTGGATCTTCATACGATAATAACGCAGAGTAACGCTGTTATCCATCGGAACCTGCCACAGAAATAACGTCGGTATCGATGTGCGCTGAAAGTAATATTGGAACGGACGAGCGCCTTCCTGAGCCTTGTTCGGAATCGCCGCGTATTCGCTGCGGCTAATAGGCTGGATCAGGATGTCGTTACTTATGCCGCCGGTTGTGACGCGAGTGTACGCCTGAAGGATCGATACAGTCTCAACGTCAAGCGTGTAGCTTTGCACACTGGCAAGCAGCGGAAGTACAACGAGATCAACTTCCCACAGATTTGGGCCATCGTTTGACCAATCCGAGAAGAGGTAATTGATAGACCGGCGGG